TATGATGCAGGAAACGCTATTCTAAGCGGTAATAGGAATACCGCTATTGGATATCAATCTTTATATAACCATCCAGACGGTAACCACAATACTGCTATAGGTTATCAAGCTCTATTTTACCTAGACTCCAAGTTTGACAATAATACTGCAATAGGAAGTAATGCAGGTGAGTTAGCCAAAGGAGACGGAAATGTATTTATCGGATATAAAGCAGGACCTCAATCAACCGGTACTGTAAACCTTAACGATAAATTATATATTAACAACGAGCAATCTAATACTCCATTAATAAAAGGAGATTTTAATTTAGGCAGCGTTACTATAAACTCACAAGTAACAGCTTCTAAGTTTTTAGGAACTTATTATGGAGATGGTTCTAACCTCTCTGGATTGGAATGGGACGGTTCTCATGACGGTAATGCAAATATAACCGGATCCTTTATAGTATCAAGCTCAACAGCAGTAGTAGATTTTACTAATACAGCAGCTATATCAGGTTCTAACTTCTCAGGGAGTTTTGCTGGAGACGGTAGTAACTTAACAGGAGTAGCATCAGAATGGGACGGCTCTCACAACGGTAATGCATCGATAACAGGATCACTTATAGTATCAGGTGCATTAGATATAGCAGATACAGTAACGATATCCTCAACAGGATACCCTGGAGGACCAGGAGTAGAATTAATACACGTTAGTAAAACAGGAGTAACAGGAAATACAGTAATAAAAGTATTTGATACTACATCAACAGGGTATACTGGATTTAAAGCTGATTACTCAACATCAAATTCTTCTTTTAGTGAAAGTAGAACAGGATTTTTAATGGGAGCTTGGAATACATCTAGCTCTACGCAGATCATAGACAAACATACCCTATCTTTAGGTGTTACAAATTCAACAGAATTTACTCTAGTAAAATCAGCTAATCAAGCTACATTAACAATAGAACCTGCAAATGGATTTTATAGTTACGATGTGAATATAATAATAACAGCATTTAAAAAACAAGTGTAAATAAAGTAGAACATGGCTAACGAACATATATTTAAGAGTGGAGTTGTAGTTTCCGGAAGTATAGAATCCACTACGGGTTTTGTAGGAGATGGAACAGGATTAACAGGAATTACTTCAACAACAGTCTGGAATGGAAAATTAGATGGAGATTCATCAATAACCGGATCACTAACTGTCTCCGGTTCTACAGCAAGAGTTGACTTTGTTGAAACTGCAGGAGTGACAGGATCTTTCTCAGGCTCGTTCAAAGGTAACGGCTCAGACTTAACCAATATAAACATTAACGGCACTACAGCATCAAACGTTGCACTTTCTGGTACGTTTACCGGTAACGGTTCTGGATTAACAGGATTAGAACCTTTTCCTTATTATGGAGATGCTAAAGTAACCGGTTCATTAACTGTCTCTAGCTCTTTAGTAGATTTTACAGACTCTATAGCTATATCAGGATCTATTTTCTCCGGTTCTTTTGTAGGAGACGGAACAGGGCTATCAGGACTAACAGCATCACCTGCTGGAACGAACCATCAGGTACAATATAATAACAATGGAGTAACAGGAGCATCTAACAACTTTAGATTTGATTCCGCTACTTTATACGTTTCACAATCAATACAAATAAGTACATCTGGAAGTGGCGCATTAAGACTAACTCAAGATTATAATAGTCCTAATATATCTCTTCTTCAAGCAAGAGGAAGTGGAGGTACTAATATGGGTTCTTTCTTATTACAAGGTAGAACACCTTACGGAACTACTAGTAACTATTTAACAGTAAGTAGTGCAGAAGTAGACGCACAACTAGCCTTAATAAAAGGCGGACGACTATCAGTAGGCGGGTATCCAACAACAACCCCAACCGCAGCACAAGGTAACCTATTTGTAAAAAGAAATACTTCTTCTAACGGTGCTTCTGCAGATACAGTAGCAACTTTTATAAATTCTGATACAGGCGCATACGGCGGCGGTGGATTTATAGATATAATAGGGAATTCAAATGATTACGCATCAGGAGGGATAAGGGTTAAAAACGGAATACATACCGACGGAGAAATATACTACGCGGCCGGATCGAGGAAGATTATTTTACATACAAATAAAAGAGGGATTAGCTTAAATAGCTCAGGACTGGAATTTAAAAATAACAATTCAACACAGCTTGTTATAGACCACGACGGTAATGTGGGGATAGGCGTAACTACACCATCACAGAAATTAGATGTACAAGGAAAAATAGCCGTTAAAGATAAGGTTTTAGTTGACGGAACCGACTTTGATATAGCTTCCTTAGAATCTACTGCAGGTCATAAAATTGCACGTGTAGATACACAAGACGGTATCTTTGATTACGGTAACGAAACCATGCACATTAACTCAGGTAAAGTAGGAATTGGTACTGCATCTCCTTCTTCTTCAGCTATACTTGATGTTTCAAGTACAACAAAAGGAGTTTTATTACCTAGAATGACTACAACACAAATAAACGCAATATCTTCTCCAGCAGAAGGTCTTACGGTATTTAATACCCTTTTAAATACTCTGTGCTTTTACAATGGTGTAACTTGGCGTAAAGTTAGTGACTCTAATATGAACCCACTTCCGTAAGATATTTAAAAGAATAGTTGTAATAGGGTAGATTATTTCATATATTTAATTAACTAAACTTTTAAACAAATGACTGATCCAACTTGGAATTATAAAGGACTACCTGTACTCGGTATAAAAAATATGCCTGAAGGAACCTATGGATTTATATACGAGGTTACACACATACCGACTGGTAAAAAATATATAGGAAAAAAAGTACTCTTTTTTGAAAGAAATAAAAAACTAGGTAAAAGAGAACTAGCTGCTTTAAGAGAAGAACGAAAAGCTAAAGGAATTGGCGGTAGAGTACCGGCTAAAAAGAAGGTTATAAAAGAATCAGATTGGCAAACATACTATGGCTCCCAAAAAGAAATACTAGAATTAGTAAGAAACGGAGAAGTAAAGCAATTCAAGAGAGATATAATTAAATATGTACAGAATAAGAAGCAATTAACTTATTTTGAAACAAAACACCTATTTATAAAAGAGGTATTAGAAACTCGTAATAACTATATAAACGATAATATCCTCGGTAAATTTTATAGAAAAGACTTTTCAGATGATAAAAATTAAAGACTTAGTAGGAATTCCATCATTACAATATCATTTAGATAATGATCTAACACTACATGAGAATGTCTACCGTTATTCTAGCGATAGCTTTATACAATTATTTAGTGAAGCAAGAGACGCTTGGAGAGACGGGTATATTCAACTCAATGAAGAAGATACTCAACTGCTAGAAGATACAGATATTGGCTTATACGGAGAGTACGAAGGACAAAAAGTACCCTTAGATCTACCAATGCAGGAAGGTTCATATGAAGAAGGTGGGGAAGATGATAGAAAACATGCCCTTTTACGAGTAGCACCTAGAAACTATGAAGATATGATTGATAAGTTACAAGACATGAACATTAACCATAACCGTCAATCAGATACAGTAATAAAAGTATATACAGATAGAATATCAGATAAAGTAATATATAATATAACTCATGATGTTTGGGTAGATAGGTTTACACTTAATGAAGCAGAATACAAAGGAAGAGAAGTTCCTTTGAATAAACCAAAAAGAGGAGGACCTAAAAAGTTCTTTGTTTACGTAAAGAATCCTAAAACAGGAAACGTAAAAAAAGTTAACTTCGGTGATAGCGGTAACTTATCTGTTAAAATAAAAGAACCAGGAGCAAGAGCATCTTTTGCAGCCAGACATAAATGTGCACAAAAGAAAGATAAAACTAAGGCAGGGTACTGGTCCTGTAATATAGGAAGGTATTGGAAATCTTTAGGAGGTTCAAAGAATTTTAGTGGATACTGGTAGACCGTACATAGAAGAAGGAGAAGTAAGAACATTTACAGATAATGTAGATGAGAAAGAACTAGTATGGCATAGAGACTATGAAGACCGTATAATAGAACCTCTTCAAGAAACAGATTGGAAATTCCAATACGATAATAATACACCAGAGACATTAAAACGTCTATTTATAAGAAGAGGAGTGTATCATAGATTAATTAAAGGTACAGGAGACTTAAAACTTAAAGTAATAAAATTGTGATAAATTTAACTAAAATAATACTAAACGAAAGTAACTACGATAATCAAGCTAATTCTTTACACTCGGAGTTAAAAAGCAAATACGGAGAATTTGACCCTCACGTCAGAATGGCAGAGTATAGTCAAGATAGAAAAGATGATGATCCACTAAAAGGAAAAGGATTTGGTATGGTAGACTTTATAGTTAAACACGATATACCAGAAGATGTATTTGATAATATTAAATTACATTTAAAAAATAAAGGATACGAAGTACAGAGCGCTAATAGGTTCTTTGAATCAGAACCTGGAGAAAGAGATTATTATCCTAAAATTAATTTTCATTTCAACTTAGAAACAGAATAATGAAATTATCTAAAATCATATTAGAAGGTCCTCTAGAATATGATCCAGGTTTTAGTCGAGAAATAGACAAAATACAAGACCAGGGAGGTAAGTACATAGGTTCTGGAGATTACGGCTCAGTATACCTACTCAACGGAAAAGCTGTAAAAGTTACAACAGATGAAGTAGAAATAGAACATGCCGAGATTCTTAAAGGAAAAAAAACTAACAACTTTGTATACATATACGATGTCAAAAAATTAGATACTAAGTTAGGTATCATTACAATGGAGGTTATGGGTGAATATAAAGGAGAAGTACCTAATGAATTTATAGATGCATTAGAGAAAGAAGCCTCTAACCTAGGTATAGACCCAGACGAATTAGACCTGAGACCTGACAACTTTATGGTACACCCTAAATCAGGTAAATTAAAAATGACTGACGTATAGTTGGTATTCCCATTTATTTTTCTTATCTTTATATATTAATTGTTATGTATGGATTATACTTTTTTATTAGGGTCAATAGAGAATGTACTGGGAAAGAGTCAAAAAAGAGCTAGAGACAACTACGCTTTTCATTGTCCTTTCTGCAATCACCGTAAGCCTAAGCTTGAGATTAATATGGTAACTAACGAAGAAGGTAAGAACTTCTGGGAATGTTGGGTATGTAAATCTAGAGGTCAATCTATATACTCACTAGTAAAGCAATTAAAACTACCAAAAAGCGAAGCACAAGAAGTACTTAAGTATGTTAAAAAGGGTATTAAGTACGAATATAAAAATGATGATGTTGTAGAACTACCAAAAGAGTTCCAATCACTAGTAACAGCTTCAAATACATCGATAATAGCTAATAAAATTAGAAAGTATTTAAATGAACGAGGACTTAGCCACAATGATTTTATTAAATATAATATTGGATACACAACAACTGGAGACTATGGAGGACGAATTATTATCCCAAGCTATTCTGAGTCCAATAGGCTCAATTATTTTGTTGGAAGAACTTACGAAGGAGCTTATTTTAAGTACAAAAATCCAGAAGCTTCTAAAGATATAGTATTCTTTGAGAATTTAATTAACTGGGATAAACCGGTAATTCTATGTGAAGGAGCTTTTGATGCTATGTCTATACGTAGAAATGCAGTACCGATATTAGGAAAGAGCTTATCACCAGCTTTATGGAAAAGGTTATTAACAGGTAAATTAACAGATATATACATCGCATTAGATACTGATGCACAAGTGCAAGCTCTAGAAATAGCAGAAAAACTAATAGCTGCTGGCTTTAGAGTATTTTTAATTGAACTACTAGGTAAAGACCCTTCAGAGATGGGCTTCAAACAATTTACCGAACTAGTACAGAACGCAACTGAATTAGACTTTTCTAAGATAATGTTGCAAAAACTAAATTTATGATTAGACAAGGTACGAATATCCTTAAAGAAAATGCAAAGAACAGATTAGACTTTAAACCACAGTTAAAGCAAATTAATTTTTTAGATAGAAGAGTATACAAAAGAGATGAAGGCAAATTCTATCCTTCAGTTACTACAATCTTACAGTATATGCCTAAGAACAAGTTCTTTGATAACTGGTTAAAGGATGTAGGACATAATGCTGATTTAATTATGCGTAAAGCAGGTAAGGAAGGAACTCAAGTACATGAAGCAGCTGAAGCTTTAGTATTAGGGAAAGAGGTAAACTGGATGGATGATTACGGTAATGCTAAGTATTCACAAGTAGTATGGGAAATGATACTAAAATTCTACGATTTCTGGTCCACTTATAAACCAGAACTTATATCCGCAGAAGAATTTGTATACTCTGATGAGTTTAAATACGCAGGAACTGCTGACTTACTGGTAAAGATGGACGGAGAAACATGGCTACTAGATATAAAAACTTCTAATAACTTACACCGTTCTTATAATTTACAATTAGCTGCTTATGCAAAAGCAATAGAAGAAGCAAAAGGAATTAAAATTGATAGAACAGGTATAATATGGTTGAAATCTAGTACAAGATCTGCTTCTAAGAAGAAAGGAACATACCAAGGTAAAGGGTGGCAAATAAAAATAATTGACGAGATAGAGTATAATTTTGACTTGTTTAAGACGATCTATAAGTTGTACCTATTGGAAAACCCTAATACGGAACCTATTTATAAGAGTTACCCAACAACACTAAAACTATAAGATATGTTAAAAAAAGGATTGTTACTAATTACAGTTATATTACTAACTAGTTGCGGAGTACAGTGGAAGTACACAACACTAAACCACCTTGCACAAACACAACAATTTTCTACAGTCCCAGATTTTGCAGTCGAAATCGATACCTTAACATTTTCACAACTTAGATGGAAATTAAGAACAGATTTTACTTTTAGATACAATATTGCACAATACGCTCTCAGTCAACCAGCTTCTTTTGATTGGAATAATAGACTACTGGGTAATAGGTATAATTGGAATAGACCTTACTTAGGGTATAGATACTATTGGAATAGAGATCAAATGTGGAATGATTGGGTGTGGGGATATACAGGTTGGAATTCTTGGGGATCTCCTTATAGGTGGTCACCATTTGGATATGATAGATGGGGATATGGAATCCACTACGGTTGGAATAATCACGGGTGGGGATACAATAACTACAACGGTTGGAACAATTACTATGGACAGGGTTGGAGAAGAGGTAATGCTTCTTATACATACGGAAGAAGAGGATATACACCAACAGCAAACACATCAAGCCGTATTGTGAATAGAAAAAGAACTACTAATTATAATAAACAACAAAGAATAAGTAAAAATGATAAAACTGTTAGAATTAATAAAAGAAGATCAGTCCAAACCCAAAGCAGTAGTAATGGCAGGAGGAGCAGGAGCAGGCAAATCATTCCTAATCAAACAATTAGGACTAACAGGACTCCCAATGTTCAACCCAGACAAATACGTAGAAGACCCAGCACACCCGTACCACAACAACCTGTCCGCAGCCAGCGGCCAAGTAGACAAAGACGTAGCAGCAGCAGCGGAAACAGGTAAATCGCTTGTTTGGGATACTACAGCATCCAATCCTACTAAGATACAAAACTTATTAGATAAAGGATATAGTGTATACATGATTATGGTATATACTCATCCTATGATTGCTTTTATAAATAATTTCTCTAGACAAAGAAGAGTACCTAAATCGGCTGTATTCTCTACTTGGCGTAATGTTTATGATTTGATTGGAAGTTATAAAGATATGCTTGGAGACAATTTTTCTTTATCTATTAACATGCGAAATAATAAGTTCGCAAAAGAGGTAGAAGGATTTAATAAAGCAGCAGAGAGAGGGGTAGAAGGAGTTACTAATTACTTAGAAGACTATATGGAACAAAACGGAGGCAAAGATGCTTTTGGTTCTACATTTAGAAAAGAATACGAACTTCCATCCCAAGAAGCAATTCAGGCATTTAATCAAGAAATGACGGATATAGAATTTGATAGAGAAAATGAATCTATGGTTAAAGAGCTTAAAAAATACTGGGTTAAATTTTATGATAAAAACGGCACTGGTCCCGGTGATGTGAAAATGAGAAGTAAGATAGCAACTATAGAAAGAAGGTATAACAGTAATAAAGAAAGAGAGAGACAAGTACTAGTAGATATTGCAGATATGTTAGTTGATAGAGAGTTTCAAGAAGAATTAAAACATTCAGATGTAGCTGAAATAGATAAAAAAGTACAAGCATTTTTAAAATGATAGCATTATATCCAGGGGCATTTAAACCACCACACAGAGGTCATTTCGAAGTTGTAAGAAGACTACTTAACGGTAACCACGGAGGTAAGGTGTATGATATAGATTCATACGCTGACGCTGGTGTAGGTGTATTAAATGGTAAAGGAGACGAGTTAGATAAGATAGATAAAGTATACGTATTTATTGGAGGAGGTACAAGAAATGGAATAACTAAGGAGGAATCAATGGCTGTATGGAAGATATACGCTAAATACCTTCCTGGATTAGTTGTAATGGATGGAGAAAAGAATCCAATGTTTGCTGCTAAAGACTATGCAAAAGCTAATCCAAATCAAAAATTCTACGCTATTACAGGTATTAGAGCACAAGAAGATCTACCGGATCTAAAAAGGGTTACCACATTTAAAAATAGAGATAACGTAGAAGGATTAGTTATACCGGCCGGTACAGACTCTAATGTAAGAGCAACAGATTTTAGAAGTGCCATACTTTCAGGTAATTTAGATGATGTACTGGACTTTTTTCCACAAGCACTGTCTAAGGATGAGATACTAAAAATAATGAACATGTTAAAAGCAAGTATTATAGCAGAGATAATGCAAGAAGAGTTAGATAGTAAGTTAAACGAAATGTTTAAAGAAGAAGAGGTAAAGAAAGAAGGCTCTTCCGGTACAGCTATAGCTCCTAAGAGTGTTATGAGATCAGCAGACAAAGCTAAATTAGTAACTCTTTACAATAGGTTAAGAAATAGCATTGGAGATCAATACTACGAAATAGGTTTTCATCATGATCATATTATAATAAAGAATAAGGACGAAGACCAGAGAGTAGGGTTTGATTATACTCCTTTTATGGGCTCTATACTTGAATATATGATAGATGAAGGTATGAAAATAACTCCTCTACCGGAAGTAAAGATTAAAAGAGATATAGCAGAATCTTCTAACTTCTTCGGAAGAACAGCATACTACGATCCGAATAAAAAAGAAGTCGTTCTCTATGTTCAAGGAAGGCACCCTAAAGATGTAATGAGGTCTTTTGCACATGAAATGGTTCACCACAAACAGAATTTAGAAGGTAGACTAGGAGCAATAGGAACTACTAATACAAATGAGGATACTAATTTAATGGAACTTGAAAAAGAAGCTTACCTAGAAGGAAACATAACTTTTAGAAATTGGGAAGATTCTATTAAAAACTAGTTGCCTTATTGAATTATTTTTCTTATATTATGTATATAAAAACGGTTATGGATATACAATCAATACAAGAAGTAGTTAAGGAAATATTACCAAAGGTAATTAAAAAGTACGGTTATAGCAAATTTGCAGAATGTACCCCTTATATTGAATACGAAAAGAGTATTTACGCAAGACTTGCAGGAGAAGACGACGATGG